CGGGTCAAGCACAATGTCACCAGCGCGTGAGCCAGCTAGGATGCAGGGTTCGATCAGCGCAGGTGGGAACGTGGCGAAGTGGGCGCCCTTGTAGGGCCGGGTGGCGACGGTCCAGACGCTGCGGCGGTTGCGCTTCTCGGCAGCAAACGCACCGGCATCGTACTGCTTCCCGTCTTGGTGACGAGCATCGTTTGGACTGCCCGCGAACTGGTTTTTGAATGCGTGCTTGTATCCGTACTTTGCTCTTTCGATGCTGGATTCAGCGGCAGGCTCCTTCACCGCCTCGTGGTCAAAGAAATACCGCTCCGACTTCGACAGCAGGAACACGTACTCATGCGCCTTGGTGCAGCGGTCGCGCACGGACTCCGGCATGGGGTTCGGCTTGTGCCAGATGATGTCCTGCCTGAGATACCAGCCATCGGCGCGAAGGGCGAAGGCGAGCATCCAGGGGATGCCGATAAGGTCTTTTGGTTTAAGTCCGTCCGGCGCCCGGCGGGCCTGCTGGTCGCCGCCTCCGTTGTCGTGGGTGCGCTTTGCCCCCACGCCGCGCTGGTTGTCGTTGCGTCCTCCGTGCGCGCCACCCTGCGTGGCGTATGTGTCACCGATGTTCAGCCACAACGTCCCATCATCTGCCAGCACGTCGCGCACGCACCGGAACACCTCGACCATCGCCGCGATGTACTGCTCGGGCGTTTGCTCCAGCCCGATCTGCCCTTCGTGCCCGTAGTCACGCAGGCCGAAGTAAGGCGGGCTGGTCACGCACATCTGCGCCTTCACGCCTTCGCTGGCCCAGCGCCGCATGGTGTCGCGGCAGTCTCCGAATTCAATCTTTTTCACACCAACCCCCGCACAGCATGCGCAAACACATCGTCACGGATCACCCGCATGACGTGGGCCGACACGTCTTTGAGAAAATCGGCCTCGATGTTGCGGTCGCTCATGCCATCCACCCCTGAGTCAGCGCAGCCAAAACCACGATCCCGCCAATGGCCAAGAGAATGTTCACCACTCGGTGGGCGGTGGGTTTGGCGAAAATCCGGCGTTTGCCGAATTGGTCGAAAGCATCGCGATAGGTCATGGCTTGGCCTCCTGAATCAGAAACAAAAACCCCGGCGCTGGGCCGGGGCTGGGGTGATTGGTGGGTGCGGGCTATTTGGCGTCCAGCGCTTCCAACATGGCGTCTGCATAGGCGATGCGCCATGCAATGAGGTTTTCAGCCGGGTCGCGCTTTGCCACCCAAGTGGATGGCGGTGGTGGCGCATGTGTTGCGAAGTAATCGCGGCGGGTCAACCCACAGAGCGCCTTTGCCTTTGCCCAAAGGTGTGCACGCTCTGCATCGTCGATTGCCGGATTCGCAAGGTCTTCCATGCAGCTGGCGTACATCGCAGACTCGGTGTGGCCCATCGGAAACGCCGGCCCGCCCGCGTCTTTAGCGCTCATGCCGCCTCCCGCATCAAATCCACCGCCTTGAGCACATGCGCCGACAGGGCGCGGCAAATGGCCGGGAAGTCGCATTCACGGTACAGCCGCGAAGCCTTGACCTGCTCGGCTGGCTCAAAGCCCAACTGAGACAAGCCGGCCACGCTGATGGACACCGGGGCGATGCGCTCATTGATTTGGCCAAGGGTCAGACGGGCGCCGTCGTCGGCCACGGCGGAAACCGGTGCTGATGCTGGCGCGGCGATTGCTGCGCGTACCGGGAGTGGCTCGCCGGCGCTGTCACTGCTTGTCACGGTCGGTGCCTCGGCTTGCTGCTGCTGCGCCGCCAGTCGCTCACGCTCCGCGCGCTCGGCTGTGGTGCGAATCCACTCCGCCTGCTCGGCGGCCGCCTTCTCTGCTGCCGCTTTGGCCGCAGCCTCACGCTCCAGCTGCGCCGCCACTTCTGCCAGGATGCGCTCGCGCTCCGCTTCCTGCAGCGCCTTGGCGTTGGCTTGAATGCGGGTGGCGATTTCATTGGCCGCGATCTTGGCGCGGGCCAATTCGGAATCCACGGCGTTGCGGATGCTGTCCACCGACTTCAAGCCTTTGATGCAACCGCCAAAGTCGGCGGGCACCTGGGGCATGTAGTTGGCCGGCATGGCGGCGTTCAGCTCACGGATGTGCGCGGCAAAGGCGGCGACACCAGCGGCCACGATTTCGCCTTTGATGGCTTCTTTGCGGGCGGCCACCAGTTTTTCGCGCTGCAGGCGGGTGGTGCGGGCCAGTGCTTTGAAGTCGGCCGCCAGCCGGCGCATGGTGTCCACGTCGGTCAATTGGGCGAGGGCGTTCGATTCGGCGGCTTCCAGCGCTTCCTCGGCCTTTTTGAGCGCCTTGCATGCGGCGTCGGTATCGGCAAATTCCTGATCGGTGCTGGGCTGCTCGGGAATCTTGGCGATGAAAGCGCGCAGTGCGGCGCCAAAGTCGGGCAGGTTGGACACGATGGCCAGGGCGCCGTCCACCTTGACCGACACAGCGGGCAGGGTTTCGACCGGTGCGGCGATCACGGGTGCGGCTTTGGTAGCGGGCACGAACTCGGCCAAGTCGCGCTCAAGCTGCTCCCAGCCGGCCACGATCTTGGCGCGCAAGTCGGGATCGGACGCATACCAGCAGTGGCGCTCTTCCACCAGCGTGTCGCCGCTCCACTTGCTGGCCATGAAGAGGACGCGCTGGGCGCCAGACACCAAAAGCTGGTGCTCCATTTGCACCCGGTAGTGCAGGGGCAGGTGATCGCCATTGCCCTCGTCCCAATGGGTGTAGCGCAGCGAGTCGTTGAGGCTTTTGTGCTCAAACGCCACATCGCCCATGACGGTCAACCCGTCGAAGCTGGCGGACAGCTTGCCCAGCGAACCAGTCACCGGGTAAAGGTCTTCCCCGACGATGGCCTCGGCCGGATGGCGGGCCAGCGCCTCAAACCGGTGGCCGTCGTCAAAGCGGCGCTGCGTGGCCGCATCCACCTCGGCGCTGATGCCGGTTTTGATGCGCGTGAGCAACTCGTTGCGGCTCATGTAGGGGCTGCAATCCAGCATGGCCGGGGCGTCGCTGGCGTTGAAGTGCTGAGCACGGTAGGACAGCCACTCTGGGCTACCTTGGATCAGGTTGTGGGTGGTCATTCGCATGTTGTTTTCCGGTGGGGTTGGTGTGTAGGTGGGGTACTAACTGCCTGCCTCGCTTGCCGCTTCTCGGGACTTCGACCCATCCGGGCTGACTGTCACAAGCGACGGAACTTCATCGGCTTTCGCCTGCCCTGGTGTGGCTTCCCACTTCCGGGCAGCTTTCCCCCGTAGCTGGTTCAGTGAGTTGGCGCTTTGACGTACGTTTCGGCTTTGCCTTCCATTCCGCGCAACTGGGCTTCGATAAAGCCCTTCGCGTACTCGGTGCCGAACGACCCCCAGAGGGCGCTCCAAAAGACCAGCAGAACAGCAGTCATATGGGCTTCCATTTGTTCTCTGCTGGCCCTGGGCATCTGCTCAAGAACACCCATGGCGAACTTGATTGCGGCGTCGTCGTTTTGAGTCATATCTCAATCCTCCCAAGGAAGGTCGCCGCCATCTGAGCCGGCAGTGGCTGGCTGCGCCACTAGCATTTCCGCCTTGGGCTGCACGTCGGTCACGTCGGCGTCCGGCTTTGCCAGATCGCGGATGGCCTGCTTCTGCGCATCGGAGAGCGCGCCTTTGGTGCTGACCATGGCAATCAGGTCGTCTGGCGTCTTGCGGCCGGACTGGATCACCTTGCCCCATGACTCAAGGTTGTTTTTGAAGTCGGTGGCTGGGTAGGGCTGCAACTCGGGCCGCGCCACCGCCTTCTGTTGCACCACCTCGCCCGTGCTGGCGTCGATGGTTTCAACGATTCGCTCGGCCTCGTCCTGGTCGTAGATACCGCCGTAGCCGAATGCGATGCGGGCGCACTGGATCATGGCCTTGTGGCGCAGCATGCGGCGCGGGTGCGAAGACCACGGGCCGACATTGGCGCGCCGGCATTCGGCCATGAACTCGGTCACCTTGATCGGGTGGCTGCGATCTTTGCGGTAGATGATGCAGGTGCAGCTTTCAGCGTCCTGCTCGAAGTCCATGCCGTCGAACTGCGGGTGCTGGTTGATGATGCGGCTCCAGCCGTCCACGCCAACCACTGGCACGATGCCGTTGTTTTTATCGGGGAAGGCGTAAATTTCCTTGGTCCAAGGATTGAGGCCGTATTGATTCGCCACAACCATCAGCGCGGTCATTTGCGCATCAGACACTTGGCCCTTGAATGCGGTCGCCTTGAGGGTGTCGATCAGGCCGGCGCCGTCGCCCATGTCAAGGCGGGATGCCAGTTTGCTGGTCAGGGTCACAAGCGCGTTGCTCATTTGTCGTTCTCCGTTGCTTCATCAAGTTGATCAAGAAGGGCGCCCAGCTTCGTGAGCACCCAGACACAGCCGATGGCCAAGCAAATGGCCAGCAGCGTCAAAATCGCGCCGACGGCAATTGCCTCCGTCGGCATGAGGTTCATTTCGGGCATTTGCCGCCTCCTTTGGTCTTCTGGATTTGCCCGGACCGGACTGCCTGAATCAACCCACCCAGGGCGGCAGGACATTGCTTGTCGCGCTGCAGGCCGGTGAGGAGTTGGATCAATTCGGCTTGGAGGCTGATGGCGATGAGGGCATCGGCCTCTTCGATGACCGATTGGGGGATGGACCTCATGTCGCAGCTCCGGTGGCTTTGGCGATCAGTGCGCGGGCTTTGTCGGCCCACGCCGCTGAGCCCGGCTGCGGGCCCTCGATGTCGATCAGCTCTTGTAGGGTGGCCAGCAGCTCGGGAGCGGCGGCAATCAGGCGGGCGTTGGCTTCGCGTTCCCACCAAGGGCGCCCGCCATGCACCTGAGCAAGCCGGAAGCCGGGATGGTCTGATGGACTCTTGATGTCCATGTCCATGCCCTCAATAAACCACGGCCCAGGTGTGTGCTTCGCTTCGCTCATGTCGCACCACCTTCCAGCTTCACGCCGCAGAACGGGCAGTAGGACGCCATGACGGACGGCACCGGGCCGCGCTTGCTCTTGTCGATCTTCTCGGTGGCGATCAGCAGTCGAGCTTTGAGGCCCATCGTCTTCGTGACTTGCAGGCCCATTGCCAGCCGACCGTTGTGCTCGGCCAACTTGGCGTCGAATTTCTCAAAGCAATCGTGGCTCATGCCGCACCACCCGTCTTGCCAAGCTGCACCAACTTGAACCGCAGCCCTTCAAGCCGTCCATTCAGCACCCGCAGGCGCTCGTCTATGACAGCCAGAGCCTCGCGCTGAACACCGGCCAGCATCGGATTGACGTTGCCGTCTTTTTTGACCACATAGACGTGGCGCCCAAGGTTGACCCGTGCGCCTTCTGGCTTGATCCATTCGCGCCGGGCTTTTTCGGCTTCCTCGATTTCTTGGGCGAGTTCGCGGATGTCGCCAGCAATATCCGCCACCTGCTTGGCGTAGGTTTGTGTGCTCATGCTCACCGCTCCAAAAGGTAGGTTTCCAACGCCTCGATGTCGGCCTTGGCCTCAACATCGCCCGCCTCGGCCTTGGCGTACAGCGCGCGCACAGCCGACAGCAAGAACTTGTCAACCACACCCTCCTTGCCGAACCCGGTGAAGTCGCGCACCAGGTCAACAAGAGTGGGAAACATGCGGTCGCCCAGCTCCGATTTCCCGGCCAGCGCATCGCGCAGCGCTTCGGCGCGGATTTGCTGGCGGTAGGCCTCGGCAGCGTCCAGCGCTGCGGCCTCGTCCATGCGCTTTTCAAAATGGAAAAGCTCGGTTTCAAGCATCGTCATCAGCCGCCTCCGTTTTGGGCGTCCAGATTTCGGCATGCGCCTGCACCATCGCCAGCGCGGCGGTGTATTCGCGGCCGTGTTCGTTGTCGCCGTGTACGCCTTCCAGCTTTGTACGGAATTCTTCGACCGTCCCAAAAAAGCAACCCGCCTTGAGCAGGACGCCTGCCTCAGTGATAAATGCCATGAGGTTGTCGCTGCGCGAGCCAATGGGGCTGATAACCAGGACCGGACGACCTCCGATCAGTTCTTTACCTTCGCCCAGGCTCGCGCCGCGCAGGTTCGCGTCGCCCAGGTCCGCGCCGCCCAGGTCCGCGCCGCCCAGGTACGCGCCGCCCAGGTCCGCGCCGCCCAGGCTCGCGCCGCCCAGGTACGCGCCGCCCAGGTTCGCGCCGCCCAGGTACGCGCCGCCCAGGTACGCGCCGCGCAGGTTCGCGCCGCCCAGGCTCGCGCCGCCCAGGCTCGCGCCGCCCAGGTACGCGCCGCGCAGGTTCGCGCCGCCCAGGTTCGCGTCGCCCAGGTCCGCGCCGCCCAGGTCCGCGCCGCGCAGGTTCGCGCCGCCCAGGTCCGCGCCGCCCAGGTTCGCGCCGCCCAGGTTCGCGCCGCCCAGGTTCGCGTCGCCCAGGTTCGCGCGAGCCTTGACGGCCTGCTCAAGCGCGTGGCGCTCCGCCATTCCGCTGGGCGTGTCGTCGGGCAAATCGGCTTCAAAAAGCACGACCCCTCTGTATCGGTGTTTGATTTGGTGTTTCATGCGAACTCCTGAAAAAACAGCCATAGGCGAGCCGCCGACCTGACCGGCGAATGTGTTTCAGCCAGGGCCGGCGCGCACGAATTGCGCGGCCGGCGGCTCGCCTATGACTGCTGGGTGTGGAAAAAAAGAAGCCCGCCCAAGTCGAAACCGGGGCGGGCTAACTGCTTGCGCAGCCGCGCTCAGGGAGGAAAGCGCGGGCACTTGCGTGCGGGGTGATGGTGGCTGGGATACCTTCGTCCGTCCCAGCACTGCGCAGGCCAAGCACGCTTTTCAATCGCGTGCGCTGCAGCTCGTCGCCTGCGCATTCACCATCATGGGGGTCGGCTGAAATGGGCAACAACGCCCAACTCGCCTTTGTCGTCAACCGACCCTCATGATGGCCCCATTTCTGGGAGCCAGACCGTTCCCGCGATTCGTCCCTGTGTCAGCTGCTGGCGGTGCAACGCCTGCAGTGGTGGCCGAGTTTCGAATGGCATCGCGGGCTTGTTGCCCGGTGGTCAACCGGGCTTGAAAGGCGCCACCTTATGAGCAAACCAAAGCAACCGTCAAGGCCGCTTTGGTTTGCCCACCGTTTCCGATGGTTGGATGGCTTCTCCCGCTTGGTAGCGGCTCCATCCGCGCACTGGCTGCGCACTTGGCGGATCAACATCCGCCGCCGTTTTTGTTGGTTTGACCCCGAAGGGCTGGCGCTGGAGTGACCCCACAACCTAGACGCCGCCTTACACGGCCGTCCCCGGTCCAACGCTGCGGCACTTGGCCGCGATCCCGGTTTGCTGTTCTTGGCTGCCCGGTCTGCCTCAACGGTCTTTACAGGTGGTCCGCTACACGCTGCAAGGGTTTGCCGAAGCTCGATCACTTCGCCCGCATCGCAGCGTGAAAGCACCTGTTGGCACGGGTCACAGACCCTGACAAGCCACCCTTTACCTCGGGTGTTGTGACCCCTTTCCGTGTTGGTCGCCTCGGGGGCCGCTTGTCGCCGCGCTTTGTTTGCTGCGATGGGGTGAAGTATCGGCGAACCGATATTAAGTGTCAATAGGTGAACCGATTATTTTTCACTTTTTTTCGCTCAGGCACAGAGCCAAGCGGAGCCACACAGCGGCGCGGCGGTCTGCGGCGGACACTCCCGAACACAGCTTGACTCCGAGCGGTCTTGTGCAATGCCTCGCCTCATGAGACGATTCACCCGTTATCGGCGAAAGCCGGCTTGAGTCTGGTGCCAAATGGCGCCAGCGCCCGCAGGCACCATGTTTACCCTGCGGGTTTTTGTAACACCTGGAGGCACCAATGAAGAAGCGCGCCAGAGCCTTGCTTGCGCTGCTTGGCGGCCTTGGGTCGCCCGCCACGGTTTTTTCAACCCCGACTTTCAGCCGCCCAGTCGGCAGCGATCTGGACAGAATGCGCGGAGATGTGGCGCGAGTCGGGGAGACCATGCGGCTGGTCATTGCTCTGCAACAACAAAAGCCAGGTAACCCAACAAAAAAACCGCCCGAAGGCGGTTTGTGTGTGGCGGGTCTACTCGGCAAACCTTAACTCAAGCCATGGTCATTGCGCCACCCACAACCACCATTACCGCGATGAGCACCACAAGCGGAAAGGCAATCCAAATTTTGGCAGCCGTAGCCCAGATTTTTGCTCCCTCGTATTTGTTTGCCGACCGCCAAGTGCCGACACCCCAAAAGAATGCATAGCACAGCACCCCGACCACATACAGCTGCGCCGAAAGTGAGCCCGGGGTAAGCTCAAAACCAAGTACAGCAAATACCAAGCCGATGAAGAATGGGATTACGTACCCATAAACCCAAAAAGATACCGGCAACCGAATGTCGCCACGCCAAAGTGCGCCCATGAATCCCCCTTTAGTGGCAGTGGTAGTAGCCGGTTTTGCTATTGGTGTGACACCCATTGGAGTCGGTGCCACCCGAGTGAGCAAAGGCCGACAAACTGGCGACGCACAGGGCGATAGCTGCGAGAAACTTCATAAATACTCCTTTTGGTTGATGGAGCATTTATTTAACAAAACTATCGGCTTCCCATGGTGGTCACTTTGTTCCACAAACCTACTATGCCTTGGGCTTTTTGCCTTTCGCCCTCGATCACCTCGTCAATGCCAAACAGGGAGATGTTGACGAGCTTGTCCAAGTACTCGGACTCGGTGATGCCCAGCTCATGACACTTGCGCTGGAGCGCGAACTTGGTCTCGTCAGATACCCGGGCTTTGATCTCCGAATTCTTCTTGCCGCCAATGCTTGACCGGGAAAACACAGGGCTCATATCCGCTCACTCTGCTTGTAGACCACCTCACCCACGGGCACGGTGGTCTCATCCGTACAGGCCTTGCGCGGGAATGCCCGCTTGTCGGCGTTATCCGACTCCAGCCACCACGCCCCGGCATCGCGCACCAGGCGCTTGACCGCCACCACACCCTCATAGAGCACCACGAACACCCGGCCATCCTTGGGTTCTGTTTGTTGCGTGTTGACCACGATCAAATCACCCTCGTACAGGCTGGGCTCCATCGACTGCCCGCACACCCGCAGGGCCACCAGCTTGTCGGGCCGGTAGCCGTGCGCCCGGAACCAGTCGGCCCGAAACACGATGGGCGGGCCGTCCTCGTCCATGTGCTCAACGGCATAGCCATTCACACCCGCTGATGCCTTGATGCGGACGCGCCGAACGGCGGGGTAGTCGGGGTTGTTGTCGAGTGGGATGGGCTGCCGATCCGTAGTGGCCGGCAAACCGCCGGGGGAACCATCTCCGGTTGCCAGCCATTGCACATCCACCCCGCAGGCGTGCGCGATCTGGACCGTAAGCGTCGAAGAAAAGCCAGCCGATTCAAGCTCCGAGAGTGCGCCCTGGCTCATGCCAACCCTTGAGGCTAGCTCCTTTTGAGTGAGTTTGGCCAGCGAGCGCGCGAGCCTGACCCGAGAACCAAAATCTGTAGGCATTCAGCCATCCTATGCCGCCCGCATATCGGTCAGCCGTTGAAAAAAGGCGGCCAGCTATTGCAAAAAATAGGTGAACCGATATGATGGGGCCATGAACTGGAAAAACCTCATCCAAAGCCTGACCACGCAAGGCCTTACTCAGAAGCAGATTGCCGACGCCTGCGGGTGTTCGCAAGCCTCCATCAGCGACTTGAGCACCGGGAAAACCAAGGCCCCAAGTTTTCCGCTTGGGGTTGCGCTGATGAAGTTGGCCGAGTCCACCCCACAGGAGGCCAAGCCATGAGCGTGATCCGAGAAGACATTGCCGCATGGGCGCTGTCGTTCGCAGCCAATCTGCCCCTTGACGGCAACACCGACATCTGCGAGGTGGCGAACGAGCTGGTGGCTTTCGTTGAAAAAGACGGTGACCGCCTGGACAACTTGGACCGGAACAAACACGCCTTGACTGTGGCCGCGACGCTGGTTTGCCGTGCGGGTGAGTCCGACGTGAAGAGCTTGATCAATCGGG